AGATCGAAGCACTGTTGACTGAATTCGAATTTGAATTAGCGTTTGGAGAATAAATATGGACATGCGTGCATCTGACTTATCTGCAAGATTACTTGCTACTGAAAATTTGGCTGTTGTTCGTGCCAGAACTCGCACGGCATCGTTTGACATCAAGTCTCGTGTTCTTACTCTTCCGATGTGGAAAGAAATGACTCCCGAAGTCGAGGACATGCTTATTGGTCACGAAGTTGGTCATGCTCTTTACACCGATGGTACATACATTGAACCGATTCGTGAAAACCCTAAACTCATGGGTTACATGAATATCGTTGAAGATGTTCGTATCGAGAAACTCATCAAGCGTAAGTATCCAGGATTGCGTAAACGCATGAACGAAGGTTACAAGCAACTGAATGATCGTGACTTCTTTGGTGTTAAGACAGTCCAGAATTTTGATGACTTGTTATTGATTGATAGAATCAACTTGTATTTCAAAGTTGGATTCCAGTGTGGTGTTAAATTCAATCAAGATGAAAAGAATTTTGTCAATCGTGTTGAACGATGCGAGACTGTTGATGAAGTCATTGAATTGGCCAAAGAGATCTATGCATACAGCAAAGAACAGGCTGAGCAACGCAAACAACAACGAGAAGCCAATGGCGAAACCGATGTTGAAGAAGACGATGATCCAATTTACTCTGACTTAGATCCAGACTTGGCTGATGACTTTGAGGAAGAAGATGGCGATGAAGATGAAGATTTAGATCCTCTGAAGAATCGTGGTTCCAATAAACAGAATGATGAACAGTCTGTTGACGAAGATATCGAAGCCAAGACAGATCGTGCTTTCCAAGAGAAATTGGAAGACCTAGCTGATGACTCAACTGAGTATCACTATTGGAAATTTGATACTGACTTCTTTGATGATCCTATTGTTGGTTACAAAAAGATTCTCAATGAAACAAAATCACCTGAACAATGGGTGAATGACGAGATGTATGACTACAGAACTCGCTACATGGATGAAGAACAGCGTGCAAAGTTTATGGCTGAGCAGAGCAAAGAATATGAGAACTTCAAGACTGAGTCTATTCGCACTGTGAATTATCTTGTCAAAGAATTTGAGATGAAGAAGTCTGCTCAGCTTTATAAGCGTGCAATGGTTTCCAAAGTTGGTTCTCTTGATATGAAGAAAGTCTATGCATATAAACTGCAGGACGACTTGTTCAAGCGTGTGACTACATTACCACAAGGTAAGAATCACGGCATGATTATGCTCGTGGACTGGTCTGGTTCTATGGACGCTGTATTGCAGGATACATTAAAGCAGGTTGTTAACCTTGCTATGTTCTGTCAACGAATCCAAGTGCCTTATCGTGTGTTTGCATTCAGTACTGAATATACTGAAGACTTTCCAATAGAAGAAGAGAAGGCTCGCCACGAAAGATCCAGAGCATGGTCTATGAAGAAACATGAATCAACTGATAATCTTTTATCGAATGCTCATGGAAATTTCAACTTGCTTGAATTGTTTAGTAACAAGATGACTCACTCTGAGTTTAACTCAATGGCTAAACGAGTATTGGATTATCGTTTCCGTTGGAACAAAGGTTACAACACTTCTGGTACTCCATTGAACGAAGCATTGGCATGGTGCTACTTGAATCTTGGTAAATATATCAAGAACAATAATTTAGAAAAGACTACATTCATCACATTGACTGATGGTGAAGGTGGTGCTCTACATAGTGCAACTCGTAGTCTTATTGGTCTAGAAGATTCTAGAAGTGAAGTTATTAACAATCAATATAAACGAATCAAGATGCGTCACTTTATCCGTGATGATGTGACTCAGAAAACATACGAGATTGGTCGTGACTCTGCCAAACAGACTGAAGCAATCTTGCGTATGATTAAAGATCGCCACAATGTGAATACAGTTGGATTTTATATCTGCCGTAATCATCGTCGTGATTTGTTCGGTGTGATTCGTGCAAATATTCCTAACTACAATGGTAGTCAAGAGTTGTTGATTGAATCATGGAGAAAGTCATTCCGTATGGATAACTTTGCAAGTATTAAGAATACTGGTCGTGATGAGTTGTTCTTGATCCCTCAGACTGCAACAAAGATTGAGGAAGGTGACTTGACTGTAGACTCTACTGCAAAAGCCCAGTCTATTGCAAGAAATTTCAGTAAGTATCTGAACACTAAGAAGACTAGCCGAATCCTCTTGAATCGGTTCGTCTCTCTGGTTGCGTAAGTTGTTGAATTCACAGGGGATTTAATTCCCCTGCTTTCTGTAGGGTTATTGCAGAAAATGCTTGCCTTTTATTACGATTTAGGGCATAATAATGTTATTGTAATTGATTATGAATGGAGTGAATGATGGCAAAAGTTGATAGTGTTTTCCGTGATGTATTTGAGTCCAAACTCAATGAGATGTTCCCAGATGTTCAAACTCGTGGAACAGTTAGTCGTCCTGAATTGCTTGATGTAATGTCGGCATTGAAGACTGAGAAATATCCCTTGTGGCTTATGAAAGAGAAAGTTGGTCGTGGTTTATATGCGATTGATGGTCGTAAACCTGCACCTGTTGTTATTGGTAATACTGCTTTGAAAGATGAACCTGTGCAATCGTATATCGTAGACTACACAAATACCCAATCACTGATTCCAGTGAAAGATCCTAACTTTGTACCATTTGGTAACTTCACCGATTTGGAGAATGTTATTAAGTCTGGTATCTTTTATCCAGCCTACATTTCTGGTCCAACTGGGAATGGTAAGTCAACGATGGTGGAACAAATTTGTGCCAAACACAAGAAGCCACTCATTCGTGTAAACTTGAATATGATGACTGATGAAGAACAACTCATTGGTCCAAAGACTCTTCAAGATGGTAATGTAGAAGTAGTCGAGGGTCCAGTCCTTATTGCTATGCGCACTGGTACGACTATGTTGCTTGACGAGATTGATGCAGGTTCAGCGAATACATTGCTTTGCTTGCAACCGATTCTTGAGGGTAAGCCATATTACTTTAAACTCAAGAATGAAATGATTATCCCAGCCAAAGGATTCAATGTGATTGCCACTGCGAACACAAAGGGTAAGGGTAGTGATGATGGACGCTACATCGGTACGAATGTATTGAATGAAGCATTCTTAGAGCGATTCGCTGTAACCTTTGAGCAGGAATATCCGAATGACAAAGTTGAAGTGAAGATTGTAAGAAATCTGATGGAGTCGTATGGCTGTCTTGATGATGTGTTTGCAGAAACACTTGTCAAGTGGGCTGATGCAATCCGTCGCACTTTTGACGATGGTGGTGTGGATGAAACTATTACGACTCGTCGTATGATCCATATTGTTCGTGCGTTTGCGATTTTCAAGAATCAAACTAAAGCAGTAGAACTTTGCTGCAATCGTTTTGATTCTGCAACTAAAGATGCATTCTTGAAGTTGTATGATAATATTGCAAACCCTCAACCTGAACCTGAAGTTGTAGAAGTACCGAAGGCAGAGAGAGAAGAAATTCCATTCTAAGGATGGAGAAAGAATCCCTTGCAAGTTGCAGGGGATTGCAAAAAGAACTTGTCTTTAATTTGAAATTAGGGTATAATAATCCCTGTAGTGTTTGAAATCTTTTAAAAAGGAAATTTATTATGTTGAAATTTGCAAACTTGTCATTGTCACAAAAACGATTCGTTGTATCAGTGATTGAATCTAATCCTCAGTACAAGAAAACTCCTCAGATTACTCTGAAGGAATGTGCCTCAATCTATTACACTTTGCGTGATCAACGCACTGGTGTTAAGAATGAGAAGATCGGTTATCCTAACTGGTTGTTTAATAAGAACAAGGTCGAGCGTGGTGTTTACCAACTCCCTGTTCCTACTGATGCAGAACTTTCTGCATACACCAAAGAGTTGTCAGACAAACTGACTGCTCCAGTGGCAAAGGCTAAAGCCAAAGTTGCGAAACTTGCTAAGGCTAAAGTTGTGAAAGTTAAACCTGCTAAAGCAGACAAGCAAGATGCCATGGAAGCATCTCGTTTGCAGAGAATTATCGATGAATCAGTTGATGCTGATACTGATGTTGAAGACTTCAATCAGATCCTCCGTGAAAACGGCATCGAAGTTTAATTAGTTTTACTCGTCGCTGGGGGATACGCCATCGTTCCTCAGCGACTTTTTTCATTTGATGGTTGTTAATTATGGAGATATTATGTCTAAACAAGAATTGCTATTGACGCATTTACAAAAGGGTAAGTCTTTTACTGCAAAGCAGATCAAGTCTTCTTTCGGTATTGCACACCCAGCTAGCACAATTCGCAATTTGCGTGAGCAAGGCTACTGTGTTTATTCAAACCCAGCAGTTGTGAATGGTGCTGAAGTGGTTAAATACCGCATCGGTCGCCCAACTCGTGCAATGGTTGCACTTGCTAATCGTGTTGCTGGTTCTACTGTATTTACTCGTACAGCCTAATTAAGTGAGTTAATAATAGGTATTCTTCGGAGTACCTATTGTTGATTTCATTGGAGAGAATATGGCAACCAAAGAAGATATAAAGAAGTCGCAAAATGCCACCACAGGTGGTAGGAAATTTGATGGTGGTAAACTACAATATGGTTTACTACCACCACTCGCTTTAAAAGCAACAGTAGAAATTCTAACATTTGGTGCGGAGAAATACGAACCAGATAATTGGAAGAATGTTCCAGACTCAAAACGCAGATACTTTGACGCAATGCAAAGACATCTTTGGGCATGGAAAGAGGGAGAACAAAATGATCCCGAAACTGGAAAGAATCATTTGGCACACGCAATGTGTTGCTTAATGTTTTTATACGAACATGATGTTAAATACTCAAAATAAATTTGTCAAAAAGTCTGTTTTGGAGTATAATGTTTTATACATAGTAATGTACTAATTTGAAAAGGAAATTAAATGAAATTATCTAAAGATACGGTATCCCTGTTTAAGAATTTTGCTGGAATCAATTCCAACTTGCTTCTTAAGAGTGGAAGCAAACTAGCAACAATCTCTGCTCAGAAGAATGTCATGGCAGACGCAACTGTGAATGAAACATTCCCTGACTTTGCGATCTATGACTTGAATGAGTTCTTGGGTGCAATGTCATTGTTTGAAGATCCAGAATTAGACTTCAGTGATAAGTATGTTTCAATCAGTCAAGGTTCGATGAAGATCAAATTCTTTGCAGCTGATGCATCTGTTTTGGTAGCACCACAGAAGGCAATCACTTTCCCAGATGCTGAAATCAACTTCAGTCTTTCTGCAGCAAACCTAAACATGCTCCACAAGACTGCTTCTGTTCTTCGTTCAGCCGATGTATCAATCGTTGGTGATGGTTCAACTATTACTGCTGTCGTTGGTGACAAGAAGAATGCCACAGGTAACTCTTACAGTGAACCAGTCGGTACAACTGATAAGACTTTCAAAGTAAACTTGAAAGTAGAAAACCTAAAGATGCTTCCAGGAGATTATTCAGTATCAATCTCAAGCAAGAAAATCTCTCGCTTTAAATCATCTTCCAGCGACTTAGTATATTATGTTGCAGTAGAAGCAGACTCGACTTTCGAGTTTTAAATTGAGGGGAGTTCGCTCCCCATTCTTTATTATGGATTTATTATGAACACTGAGATTAAGCATCGCAAGACCCCACATTCTATAACATCCAATCTATTTGGTGGCAAGTCCACTGATACAATTTGGGCATGGTCATTTGAGAATGGTAAGATAGACGATCGTCTAGTCAGAAAACACACTTCAAA